ACACTAAGTCATCTACATAAAGCAATCAAAGCGGTTAACCAACTCCGTATGATTGAAGACTCATTGGTAATCTATAGGTTATCAAGAGCACCAGAAAGAAGAATCTTCTACATCGATGTAGGTAACCTTCCTAAGAACAAAGCGGAACAATATCTCCGTGAAGTTATGGGAAGGTATCGTAATAAATTGGTGTATGATGCAAACACTGGTGAGATTAAAGATGACAAGAAGTTCATGTCTATGTTGGAAGACTTCTGGTTACCTCGTCGTGAAGGCGGTAGAGGAACAGAAATCACTACTCTTCCAGGTGGACAAAACCTTGGTGAACTAGAAGACGTTAAGTATTTCCAGAAAAAGTTATACAAAGCGTTGAACGTACCGTCATCAAGACTTGAAACTGAGACTACCTTTAACATAGGTCGTGCTGCTGAAATTACTAGGGACGAAGTAAAGTTCCAGAAATTTATTGCACGTCTCCGCAAGAGATTCTCAGAATTGTTCATGGATCTCCTTAAAACTCAACTTGTTCTCAAGGGCACAATGACTCTTGAAGATTGGGATGAGATGAAAGAGCATATCCAATTTGATTTCATTGCTGATAATTACTTCACTGAACTGAAAGAAATTGAAATCCGCAATGAGCGTATGAATCAAGTGAACACAATGGATCCTTACGTTGGTAAATACTTCTCTATTGAGTATATGCGTCGTCAGGTTCTAAAACAAACTGAACAGGAGATTAAGGAAATTGACAAACAAATGGATTCTGAACGAGAAGCAGGTCTTATTGTTGATCCAGAACAAGCAATGGATCCCTCTATGGATCCTGGCGCTGCCCCTCAAGGGGAAGTAGCTCCACAAGAAACTCCTCAAGTAGACGCGGGTGACGCGAAACGGGGAGAAATCTAAACTATAAATAATAAATATGAAGGAACATTATGCCTACTGAAATTGCCAAACAGATAGTTCAACAAATTTTCGGAGACGACAAAGCGAAAGCAGTCGATTCCGTGAATGATGCACTGTCTGCAACTGCATATGATGCTATTCAAGCAAAAAAAGCTGAATGGGCAAAGAGTATGGGGTTTGAACTAGATGATACCGCACAGGATGCTGCAGATGAAATTGCAGATAACCTACCTGACGGAACTGATGCACCTGAAACTGTAGAAGTTGATGGTCGCAAACCTGAAGATCCACCAGAAGAACCAGAGGTACCCGTTGCTGACGGAACACCTTCTTCTGTAGAACCAACCGAGGAACCAACAGATGAGACTAATAGCTGAAGAAATTACAACCGTTGATTTTATCTGCGAAGATAAAGAAGGCAAGAAAAATTACTTCATTGAAGGTGTCTTTCTACAAGCGGAATTAAAAAATCGCAACAATAGAATGTATCCCTTGAAGACTTTATCCAAAGAAGTCGCTAAATATGATGAGAACTACATTCAAAAAGGGCGTGCCCTTGGAGAATTAGGTCATCCTGATGGTCCGTCAATTAACCTTGACCGCGTTTCCCATAAGATTCTTTCTCTAAAGGAAGATGGAAACAACTTCATAGGTAGAGCAAAACTGCTCGACACACCTATGGGCGGAATCGCAAAGAACCTCTTAGATGAGGGTGTCAAACTAGGTGTTTCATCTAGAGGCATGGGTTCAATTCGTAAAGAAGAGAACTGTAATGTTGTTATGGACGACTTTATGCTTGCAACTGCAGCAGATATAGTCGCTGATCCTTCTGCACCTGATGCATTTGTTAATGGAATCATGGAAGGAAAGGAGTGGGTTTGGGATAACGGAGTCTTAAAAGAGGCAAATGTAGCTCAAATAAAGAAAGAAATTGATCAAGCAACCCTTTTAAATCTGCAAGAACGCAAGGTTTCCGCGTTTGAAGCGTTTTTAAAGAGTTTGTGATTTATAAATAAATACAGACAACGCAAAGCTAAACGGAGTTTAAACAAATGGCTGAGACCCTCGATAAAGAGTTAGATAACATGGAACAAGTGGACGAAGGCTCTGATCCAATCACTAAGAATGCAAAACCTGCAATGCCTATGGATTCATCCAAGGCGGGTAGTGCAAAGAAAGTGGTTAACGTAGATGGACCTTTAAATTCATCTATGGAAGGTGCTAAAGGCACAAAGAACGCAGGTTCTGCTGCTGCAGTAGGATTTGAAGGTTCTAAATCTTTGAGCACAAAACCTAGTGCTGCATCCGCAAAACAAGAGGAGGTAGAAACGGAAGATGGCGAAAAAGAAGAAATCGCTGAAACCAAGTACGACTTTACTCAGGATGTTGACGCTCTTGTCGCAGGTGAAGAACTATCAGAAGAGTTCCGAGTAAAAGCCGCTACTATTTTTGAAGCAGCTGTTACCGCCAAAGTTAACGACGAAGTTAAAGCGTTGCAAGAGGCATTTGAAACCACTCTGACTGAAGAAGTCGAAAAGGTTCAAACAGAATTGGCCGAGAAGGTTGATGACTATCTATCTTATGCTGCTGAATCATGGATGAAAGAAAACTCACTCCAGATTGAGCACGGTATTAAAACTGAGATGGCAGAATCATTCTTCAAAGGTCTAAAAGGTCTCTTCTTAGAGCACAACTTTACAGTGCCTGAGGAGAAGTTCAACCTGCTAGATGGAATGGCAGGTGAGCTTGATGATATGGAAGCTAAACTCAACGAGCAAATCGACACTAATGTTGCATTGAACAAGCGCATTGGTGAGTTTGTAAAAATGGAAATTGTGAACGACGCAGCTACTGGACTAGCAGAAACCCAAAAGGAGAAGCTAGCATCATTAGCAGAGGGTGTTGAGTTTGAAAATGAAGAAGATTTTCGCAAGAAGGTCGAAACTATCAAGGAATCCTACTTTACTAAGAAGGCTGAGGTCGCTGCAAAAGCAACCGAACCCACTGAAGAAAGTTCCGCTCCTTTGGTAGAAGAAACAACAAGTGGCACAATGTCGAAGTACGTTGATGCACTCGCTCGTTGGTCCAAATAATTAACTACTAATCCCAAGAGGTAAATTTAAAATGTCTTTAAATCAACTTCAGGAGAAGTGGGCACCCGTTCTAAATCACGAATCTCTACCTGAGATCGAAGATTCTCATAAGCGTGGCGTCGTAGCACAACTCCTAGAGAACCAAGAAAAAGCATTAGTCGAAGAAGGACAAATCCTTACAGAGACACTACAAACCGCAGGTACTGGCGGATTCGGTACCGCAGCAACCGCAACAGGTCCTGTTGCAGGTTTCGACCCAGTATTGATCAGTCTAATCAGACGTTCAATGCCACAACTAATTGCATATGATATCGCGGGCGTACAGCCTATGACTGGTCCTACAGGACTTATCTTTGCAATGAGAACACAATACGGAACAGAAAGATCTCCTGCAAGTTCCGATTACAGAGAAGCATTCTTTAATGAGCCTAACGCAGGTTTCTCTGGTGCTGATGGTAACCGTCTTGCTGACTACGATCCAACTGCATCCAGTTCTGCTGTTAACGACGCTGAAGGTGCTAACCCAGGTCTACTCAACGATGATCCAGCTGGAACATATGAGTTGACAGGTGATGCTCAAGGAATGAACACCACTGCTCTTGAATCAATTACAGATGCTGCTGCAGCAACTGCCTTCAGAGAAATGGGTTTCTCCATTGAGAAAGTAACTGTTACTGCTAAAGCTAGAGCTCTAAAGGCAGAGTACAGTATTGAACTTGCTCAAGACTTGAAAGCAATTCACGGTCTTGATGCCGAGCAAGAGTTAGCAAACATTCTCTCAACAGAGATCCTTGCTGAAATTAACAGAGAAGTTGTTAGAACAATCTACACAAACGCTGTTAAAGGTGCTCAAAACAATACTGCTAACGCAGGTATCTTTGACCTAGACGTTGACTCAAATGGTAGATGGTCTGTTGAGAAATTCAAGGGACTTCTTTTCCAGATTGAAAGAGATGCAAACGCAATCGGTCACGAGACAAGAAGAGGGAAGGGTAACATCATCATCGCATCTGCCGATGTTGTGTCTGCTCTTGGTATGGCTGGCGTTCTAGATTACGCTCCTGCTCTTCAAGGTAACAACGGTCTTGTTCCTGATGACACATCTTCAACTCTTGTTGGAACTCTTAATGGTCGCATCAAGGTTTATGTTGACCCATATTCAGCAAACGTAAGTGACAAGCACTACTACGTTGCAGGATACAAAGGAACATCTCCTTATGACGCAGGATTATTCTACTGCCCATACGTTCCATTACAGCAAGTCAGAGCAATCAACCCTGACACATTCCAGCCAAAAATTGGATTTAAGACAAGATACGGTATGGTTTCAAACCCATTCGCTCAAGGTCTTACTCAAGGTTCTGGAGCACTTACTGCTAATACTAACAAGTATTACAGACGAGTTCAGGTTGCTAACCTAATGTAATAAGTATTATTACTTAACTTTCTAAGAGGGTGTTGACACCCTCTTTTTTTATGCTATAGTATATTTGTTGGACGCAACATGGGAGTGACTGAATAAACTTACTGGCAACCGCTAGTTAAGGTGATGGGTCAGAGGTGGTGCTCGCTGTCAGGAATGGCAGAACTACTCAACCAAGTAGGACTCAGGCAACAACGTATTTACTTCTGTAGTAATGCCCGTTGTTTGTTGGTATACAGGAATCCAACCTCCCTCATAATTTTTTTATCGAAGGGTAAACTACCTAGTGAGATTATCAGGTATCCCTTATAAGTAATGATAGAATTAGGAAAAACAAGATGCACTAAAACTTGTTTGTTATTTTTTCACATCACATGGAGAGTTTATGCACAACCTAGTATCATATAATCAATTAGCAGGTTCATATGAAGAAGAACATGACACCAAACTAACAGAATACTACGAGTGTTTAATCGAGTGCAACGACCAACAGGCAACATGCAAACGCATTTGCAAAGAGGTTCTTATGTAAATCGTATTAGGGAAGACCAGATGGGGAGCAGAAATGCTCCCTTTTTTATGTGCTAAATAGCTCTATCACAATGGAATTATATTATGGATTATAATCCTTATTCTCCTGAGTGGCATCGAAAAAGGTATCTAAAAGAAGCACTCTTCAAATACCTTGACGACTACGTTGAGAATGATATCATTATAAATGATATCAAAGATATACTTCACAGTAGATCTGATGAAGCGTACAAAGAGTATACTAAACTCAATCAACTATCTGCCAAACTCAGTAAAGAATAACAAATGCTTTCAACCCAATACCGACTCCGACTAGAGTCTATCTGTAAACAGATCGTAGATGGTGAAAATGTCAAACTAGATGACATGATTTGGGCACAAAAACTAGCAAAAAGAAATACCACTGCTGCCACTTGGATGCGACAAGCACGACAGAAAGCAGCAAATCCTGACATGAAGAAGGGAGGGACAGACGATTTTCTGAATAAGATGGGGTTAGGAGAACCCGACCCATCTGATTATAGAAGCGGGTTCAATAGTGCAGATGACATTGGTGAATGGTTTAACAGAGAGAAACCTGACGACTGGAGACAACGAGACTAATGGCAAATTGGTATCAAGACCAACTAACAAACAGAAACTTTCTTTCCCCTATAGGATATCTTTTCCTATTAGATAAGGCAAAGAAGGTGTCTTTTTTATGTCAACAAGCACAGATTCCTGCACTAAATTTAGGTGAGGTTCTTATTCCTACTGCAGGTTTAGTTCCTTTACCCAGAGAGGGAAATCTACAGTATGGTGATTTAACCGTTGAATTTATTGTAGATGAAGATCTAAGAAATTATATGGAGATTCATAACTGGATGCGTGCATTAGGAACTCCACAAGATTATGATGAACGAACTGCATGGAAAACTAAGTTTAGAGATTCTCCTTCTCAAGACGTACGTTTTTCTGATGCTACTCTACAAGTATTAAACAATAATAATCTAGCAAACTTTGATGTTGTATTCAAAGATCTATTCCCTGTAGAACTATCAACTCTAACGTTTGATGTTGCAAGTGAGGATAATTCATTCATGACTGCGGAAGCAACTTTTAAATATACTTTATATGAAATCAGAGACGTAAATCAGAAAACTAGAAGATGAAGTTTAATATATTTAAGTTTGAGAAAACATTTGGTGGTATAGATAATTGGTATACCAAATCTAAAAGATGGGCAAAGAAACAATCACCTTGGTTATCTCATTTAATTACAGGTGTTATTGAATGGTTGCATAAATTGTGGATTGATGGTAAAATACTTATGGCTATGGACGACGTTGATCGTCAAGCAAAAACCCTACTAGAGGAATGGGAAAAAGATGACAGACAAAGCACCCCACACATCGTGGAGACAGGAGTATTTGGAGATGAAGGCTGGTCTCTCGAAATTACAAATCCAATTGTTGAAAGAAGGACCGACTCAACTAGCACAGGCATGGCTCCTCCAAGCGATGCACAACGACTACAACAAGATGAAGGGGATAATCCCAGAGAAGAGTAGAGAGTCAGGTTATCAGACTACACTAAAGGAGTGGTTTAATCAAACCAAGGATCAAGGATTATGATTTTGCCAGGTTCCACAGTAAAAGTTACTGATGAAAATTCAATATACAGAGGGTATGTTGGATGTGTTCAGAGAATACAAGG